GATTAAATTAGTTATGGCTATAATAATAACAACAATGCCTCATTGGGAATCTGTTAGGTACACAGGTTATTTATACCCAGATATGCAAAGCTGTTTATCATCAACTGAGTTGTATGTAGAAGAATATAAACAAATTGCTAAAAGTAGAGGTGATGACACAGCACATTTTAGTTCAATATGTTTTGAAGTTGACTCATATCCTATAAAAAAATTTGATAGCATGGTGAGAGGTACGTAATGTCTAATTGGGAAAAAGATGTAGCAGAGTTAAAAACTGATGTGAAATATATTAGAGAAGATATTACAATAATGCAAAAACAAATAAGAGATTTAAGCCGCAATGCAAATATGGGTATTGGTGGTTTAAAAGTAGCACTTTTCATCGGTGGAATATTAGGAGCAATTTATACTTTTTTTAAATTGATAGATTAATGAAGATATTGTGTATTTCTGATACGCATTATCCTTACGCACACCCAGATCATTTAAGTTTTTTACAAGAATTAAAAAATAAATATAAATTTGGAAGTAAGGATAAATACGTTATGCTTGGTGATGAATTAGATTACTCAGCATTAAGTTTTCACGATTCAGACCCAGACTTACCAAACAGCACAAAAGAATTAGACTTAGCAAAACAACAAATAAAAAAATTAGAAAAAATTTTTCCTAAGTTAGATTTGTTAAATTCTAATCATGGCTCAATGGTTTACCGCAAACGCAAGTTTCATGGTTTTCCTAGACAGGTTATAAAAGACTATGCTGATATTTTAGAGGTTAACAAAAAAAATTGGAAATGGCACGATAACTTAATACTTAAAGATAAATTTGGCAGTTATTATTTTACACATAATATGAACGCAGATTGTCAAAAATCAGCACAAGCATTAAATTATGAGGGTTACATACAATCTCACTATCATTCTAAATTTGAAGTAAAATTTTTTAGTTCTCCTGAAGCTCTTAGATGGGGTGCAACAATAGGTTGTTTGATAGATAAAGACTCCCTTGCATTTGCTTATTCAAGAGTAAACATTAAAAGACCTGTACTTGGTTGCATGGTTATAATTGATGGTGTTCCACATTTAGAACCAATGATACTGAGAAAGGGTAACAGATGGGTGGGCAAACTGTAAAAACAAAAGACCCGTTAGTACAAAAAGTATTAAACAGAATGGCAGAACGATCTGAGTCTGGCATGAAAAAATTTGGTGTTACAATGCAAGATGCAGAGCAATCACTTGAACATTGGATAGCAAACACACAAGAAGAATTAGGCGACACAATATTATATCTCGAAAAACTAAAAGAAGAAATACGTAAGAAAGAAATTTTATGGGGTTTGAAAAACTTAAAGAAGAAGTAAAAGAACATGAGGGTTTTCGCAATCAAGTTTATAAAGACACATTAAATAAAAGAACCATTGGGTTTGGTCATTTGTGTAGAGATGATGAAAAATGGGAAGACGGAAAAGTTTACGACAACAAGGAATTAGAAAAAGTTTTTGAAGTAGATTTCAGTGTTGCACAGAGAGGTGCAATGTCATTGTTTGACAATTACGATTCATTACCGCAACTTGTAAAAGAAGTTTGTATAGAAGCATGTTTTGTTATTGGCACTACAGGTTTTAGTAAGTTTAAAAAAACTTTAGAACTTATTAAAAACGAAAAATACACAGAAGCATCAGAAGAAATAAAATCATCACTTTGGTATCGTCAAGTTCCACAAAGAGTGGAAATGTTAAGTAAAAAATTAAGAGAGGTGTAATGTTAAATTTGTTAATTAAACCATTACTAGGTGTTGCAGGTGATGTTGTTAAAGGTGTTGTTGATACAAAAAAAGCAAAAGCAGAACAAAAAGTTACTGAAATAAAAGCTAAGACAGAACTATTAAACAAACAAATAAAGGGTGAAGTTGATTATGATTTAACTGCTTTACAACAAAGTGGTGACTCATGGAAAGATGAGGCATGGACTATACTTTTTATTTTAATAATTGGCAGTTGTTTTATTCCACCTTTTACACCTTATGTTGAAAAGGGCTTTAACGCACTAAGCTCAACTCCTCAGTGGTTTCAATTTGCCATGTATGGTGCGATTGGTTCGTCATTTGGACTTAGGTCAATGACTAAATTTTTAAAAAAATAGGAGGTAATATGAAACTATTACAAGACTTATGGGAACACTTAAAAGAATGGTCTGATTGGTCAATGAAAGATTGGATTAAAGCAGGTATGGTTGCTATAATTGTAATCGTAATCATTGGTGCTTTATAATTAATGGCAGACCCAAGATTAAAACGAGCAGGGGTAAGTGGGTTTAATAAACCAAAACGTACCCCTAATCACCCAAAAAAATCACACATTGTAGTTGCCAAGCAAGGTGACAAAGTAAAAACAATTCGCTTTGGTCAACAAGGTAAGACAGGCGATAAAACTATGACCAAAAGAGCCAAGTCATTTAAAGCAAGACATGGCAAAAATATTGCTAAAGGCAAAATGTCAGCCGCTTATTGGTCTAACAAAGTAAAATGGTAGGAGAATATGTCATTATATAGAAATATAAATAAAAGACGTAAAAACAAAACGAGTAGAAGTAAGAAGAACAGTACAATAAGCCCAGAAGCTTACGCTAATATGAAAGCAGGCTTTCCAAAAAAGAAAAAGACTAAAAAGAAGAAGAAGTAATGCCTAGAACATTAACTAAAAAACAAAAGAAGATTGATGTTGCAAAACCTTTTGGCAAAATTACAGGGGCAGACTTAAAAAAATTAGGTAAGAAAAAAAAGAAAAAGAAAAAGTGAAATCCATAACGGAAGATATTCTTTCTTGGTCAAAAGATTTTTTAGAAAAACCTAATAAACATCTTAATGGTTATCCTGTTTGTCCTTACGCAAAAAAAACAAGAATAAATAAAAAGATACGCATAGTAGAACATCACAATACAGATACATTGTTAGAAAAAATAGTAGAAGAATGTAATAATTTTACTAGTAACAATAATAAAATTTGCATTGTTGCTTGTAACAACATGTACGTTACAGCAGATGAGTTACATGATTATGTACACGCATTAAATCATGTCTATGTACCACAAGACGTTTATCTTATGGCCTCTCACCCAGAAGATGCAGAAGAAGAAATAGATTTTTTGCAAGATACAGAATGGGAAAGCGACAACGAATTTTTTATGATTTTAATTCAACCTTTTGTTGAATTAGAAAAAGCTAGTGCAACACTTAAAAAGACTGATTACTACAATAATTGGGAAGAAGATTATTATAGAGGAACAGTCTGTAAAAGGGAACAATATAGAAAATTATATGAAAATCGTAAAAGTAACATGGCTTGATACTAACGAAAACTCTGTAGGAGGTTGGATAGATAAAGAAGAATTAGATAGAGCAAAATGTTGCTCTGTTGATTCACTTGGTTGGTTATACAAAGAGACAGATAATTATGTAGTTATCTTAGCAGATAAAGACACACATGATGAAGATGATTTATTTGGTAGATCACAAATTATACCTAAAGGTGTAATTAAAAATATAGATTATATTACTTAGTGGTGGGTGCAATAGGACTTGAACCTATGACCTTTTCCGTGTCGAGGAAACATTCTACCACTGAACTATGCACCCTTAGTTTATTATAGACCAACCTCACAAATTTTGTACAGCTATTGTACACATCTTTTTGCAAGAAAATGTAAACTTATGTAAAAAAATGTAAGGTTTGGTCAACTTTTGCATCGTCTAGTAACCTATAACTACATCGACACGGCTTGTCTATACCTTTTTTTTTATTAGTTTTCAGCCATAAAATAAATCTTGTACAGCTCTTGTACATCGGCAGTTGCCTATTAAGGCAGTAGATTGATCTTTTTCTGTGTCTCTTCTGGCACTGTTGAACCATATACACTAATCATATCTCTACTTTTCCAACCACCTAAATCCATAAGTTCGCTGTCACTAGCATTTGCATAACTAATTAAAAAAGTTGCATACGTATGTCTCACAGCATGTCTTTTTTTCATTTGATCTACTCCTGCCATATCTAACATTTCTCTCCATGTATTAGTTATTCCATCATCTTTATTCTTTTTGTCTTGTAAGTTGTTCCATGGAAATAATTTACCAGACCTGTCATTTATTTTTTCTAACCATGCTTTTAAAGTAGGGTGTATATGTACAATTCTTTGCTCATCTTGTTTTGATTGCCATAAATATATTTGATTACGTTCTAAGTCTATTTGTGGTCTGTTTCCTGCAAGATTTGTATTGTCCCAATTAACACTTAATGCTTCCTGTAATCTAGCACCTGTATAAAGCATAAAAACAAGCAACAGTTTTGTATAAAAAAATGCTTTTGTATTTAAACACCTTTTAATTTCATCAAGTGTAAATACGTATTTAGGTCTATTCTTACCAGATAACGTCCAAAATCTTGTAATAACCATGTATTCGCACCATTTATTTTTATGTGCGTAGTGCATTACTTTTGAAACTTGTGTGATAAAGTTACGATTTACTGTTGCATGCTTTGAGGATATTTCTATTTGTTGGTCTCTAGGTAAAGATTTATATTTTAATCTAGTGTAATCTTTTACACTGTTATAACATTCTATAGCTTTTTGACCGATTAACTTATTTGTTATTTTATTAAGTTGAAAAGAACCTAAAAAAGTCACAGTTCTTTTTAGATTTAATTCATCTTGCCTAGCAAATGATTCATAGGGATCATTAAGTAATTCGTTAGTAGCATCGCTATACGTTTTAACTTCATATCCGTTATTAAGTCTTTTATAATCTTCTATCCATTGGTCTTTAAAATTATTCCACCATCTATCACTGCATTTTTTAGTTGCAGGTATATTAGTTTTTGTCCAATTAATTTCTATAGTTTCAGATGCAATTTTAAAAGTGCCTCTTATATAGAAATATTTTCCTCTTGGTTTGTGCGTAAGCATAGTTTCATTACCTTTCCTAAATCTTCATTTGTAAAGATTTGTCTGTTTCTAATAAAACGATGCAAGGACTCTTCGTTAGGATTTTTCAATCTCATTTCGCCCAACCAACTTTTACAAGATCGTTCAGACATTTGCAACTTTTTTGATAAATCTTTTACTGTGTAAAATTCCATTAGTATTCCCCTCTTATAATATCTTGATTTTCCTCTTCATTTTTAGCCATTGCTACCTCTCTTAACCTATCTAATTCCTCTCTTTCTTTAGCAAGATATGGATAAGGATTAGGTTTATAAGGGTGAAATAACGCTTCATTTTGTGGTGTTCCACGTTTAGCTAATTTTTCATCTAAGGCTTTATATTTTTCCTCATCTTTTCTTTGATGTCCTAAATATAACATATTGCATAATTCTTTTGTGCTAAGTAGTACATCTTGATGGTCTATAAAAACAATTGACCATTGTATTATTTTTCGTTCATCAAGTAACTGTGATATTCTTTTGTTAAAATGATGTACTGTATTGTTGTATGCTTTGCTTATATACTCTTCCATTTTAGGCTTACCTAAAATTCTTGTTTCTCTATCTGCAAATTCTAATTCCCATAATGGCTTTTCAAAAAGACCAGACTTAGGATTGTTCCCTCCTTCATCTAATTGTGTTAACATTATAATTTCTTTACTCATATATTTAAGCTTCCTTGATTTGGATTGTCATTTCAT